AGAGTGTCTATAAACTCTGATCCCCATAAAGGTATTTGTGCGCCAGCCCTGCGTAAGCATTCATAAGCCAGCCAGAATATCTCTGTTTGACGCTCATGCTCACGCAAGACCTTGCTAATTCCTGATCCATACTTTAACTCGAAAGCGTACTCGACACCTGGTGTAATTTTGTGTTCAGATATTTCACCATTAGCCCTTGTTATCTTTAGCTTTGCCATTGTTACTCCTTAATTAAAATGCCACCGATGGAGACACTGTTACTGCGGAGTTTACTGTAAAGGAGATACTTGATGTTGCAACTTCAGCCACGCCACCTTGACCGATTGGGGTCAGGTTATTCACCAAGATTGAGAATTGGTAAGTTGGGTTTGTAGCTGCTACAGCAGTGCCTTTAACAGTGATTACTGATACTGCTAGGGTCTTGCCGAATGCTGCGCTTAGTGTCTCGTTTACCTGACTAGCTGCCCAGTCATTGATAAAGTCAATAGTAAATGTTGCTGATTGTAGACCGGCAACAAACTTGTGTGCAGTATCGCCCATAGCAGTTACTTCTAACTCATCTACGATTTGATTGATTACGGCATTAGTTACGTATGAGCTAATGTCGATTGAAGGTACTGTAGGTGCAGCGTTGGTAGCCAACTTGACACCTACGTTATTGTTAAGATATATGGCCAAGGTTTATTCCTCATCTTTCTTAGTTTGTGCAGTTGGTTTTGGTGCGCTTGCTATTTGGCCTGTCTTTTTCAAGAAGGCTAAATCTTCTTCGTGTGTGCTCATTTTAACTCCAGCTCGTTAGGATTGATACAGTTATTTCTGATGTTAATAAATCTCCACTAGCTGCATTAGTTATAGCTGGAGCGGAGACACTTGATATGTTGTAAACCAGGGTCGATGCCGCTAGTTTGGTTACGACTGCCACAATAAAGTTTTCCATACCTAGCAAGTTGCCTTGGTTGTCAAATGCAGGTGTAGTTATTAAAATTTTAAAATTAGCCAGAGGTGAGATGCCTGTTTGGCTGTTATTGTTTGGAATTATGTAGGGATCAGATGGGGTGACCACAACGCTGTTTGCGAGCAAAGTTGCTGGCGGGAATGCAAAAGTAGACCATACTCCAGCGTTTGCCAAAGCGGTTGCTAGCGTGCCACGTAGGGTGCTTATTGCAGCCATTAGCCGACCAGTGAATTAGGACTTGAATACGGCTGGATGAGACCACGCACTCGGTTAATCAGCTGATAACCCATGCGATATGGGCTTGCAGAGATCCCATCCATACCTACCCCACCAGTTTGGCTAACTTGACGTGCTTGCCAGATGTCAGTGGCTACTATAAGAGCCGCTTCTCTGATGGCAGGGGTCGCAGTGTAAGCCTGTGTTTTATGCTCTGGGCCAAGGGCTCGGCCGTATGGTTTAATAAAATGAAAGTTGTCATTCGCAGCTGTCTTTGCGTATTGAATAAAGCTGTAGCCGTTAGGGTATGAACTTAATGCGTATGTACTCCAAAACATTGTGCCGATTGAAGCAGGCACTGTAGTACCTGGAAATGATCCTGTTAATGTGTATGTGCCGTTATACGTTGCACCACAATTAGACACTGTTATTGATTGACCTGTAGTAAATATGCCAGGATTTGATAATACTAAAGTTGCTACGTTATTGCTAATAGATGAAGCTACTACTGGGGCATCGTTATGCCATAAATAACCCTGTATTAAATCTTCTGCCGATTGGCAGCACTCTTCCACTGTAGCGTCACTGTATAAAGTGCCAATACCTAAATTACTGCGTAACTCTGCCATTGTTACCATCGCAGCGGCCATAGTGTCCTCTCTTAAAAAGCTCCCTAGGGCTAGGGCTACTAAACCCTAGGGATTATTAAATTACTAAGTTATTAGCTTAGGTTGAAGCGGCGAACGCCACCAGCGACTAATACACCAACGGCCATGTAGCCATATAGTGCTGTTTCGATCTCGCCAGTTGCTGGCTGATTTACAGATAGTCTTAGAATTGGTGATTCGTAAATTGATACTGAAGATGGAACTACAATAAATGCAGACTCATCGATAGTTGTTGACACTGCGTTTGGATCTACGTATAGATCTAGACCTAATACGTTACCACGTAGTGATGTTGGTTGTGCAGCTCCTGCATTGTTCATTGGATTAGCAGCGTTGTAAATTGGGCGACCAGTTGTATCTGTTGCGCCTAATAGTAGTGACCACTGTGATGTACCAGCGATGTAACGTGTTGCTAACTCGCCTGTTGCAAGGTATGCAGCTGGTGCTTGTGTAGATACGTAGGAAATAATTCCTGCTGAATCTGCTGCTACTCCTGTAGCTTGTGTGCCGCCTGCTGTTAATGCTGCAATAACTGCTGCATCGGTTGCTTTGTTATAAGCACGTGTCATGTTATCAAGCATCGCTGCAAAGAACTCTGGTGAGCTGCGCTCTAAGATTTCTAAGCTGTAGCGTTGTAGTCCAGCATACTTCTTAACAGTTAGGTTTACGTATGAAGATACAATACCTGTTTCTGAAGGTGCTGCGGCTTCTGCAGTCTCTGCAACTGTACCTGAAGTAGTGATTTTAGGTACTGAGATTGTCATACCTGCGGCTGGTAGCGCACGTGAACCGATTGCGTCTACTGCTGGGCGTGATCCAATAAGTGTATCTACTACTGTAGGTACGAATTGTGTTGGGCTAAATGCTGGGTTAGTAGTAAATGAATCATCTGCTGCAGTTAAGAATTTAGCAACGTCTGCTTCTGCTTTCATTACCCACTGTGCTGATTCATTGTTACCTAATTTTGCTTTGATGCTGTGTTCTAGCATGTGAGCTTGTGTTCTAATTGGTGAGCGAGGCTCTGTATAGAATGATGCACTGATTGTTGGGCGTGCAGCCTCTACTGGAGCAACCTCTACCACTGGTACTGCTGTTGGCTCGGTGGTGTTGTCCACTTGTGCCTCACTTTCCGTAGTTGGTTGGATTGTTGCATCCGCTTCGCCTTCGCTAGCGGCAACTTTAGTTACTTGTGCTTCTGTAAATGCTGGTGACTCGACAAGGCTTACTTCTTTTAATTGCGCCTTAGTTACATAAATATAATCTTTTTTCTGTGATGATTTAATTACATCTACACCTACAGATAGGCCATCTATTAACTGCTCACTTGCAAGCATTAACGCATCTGATCCTTGCATGCTTGCGCTAATTTTAAAGCTAGCATAGATACCATCTTGTTCTTCATTAAACTTCTGCATACGGCCAATAGGCTTATCGTTGCGGTGTTGCATAAGCATCTTAATCTTGCCTGGGTCACCTACATCTATTGACCCTTTAGCAAAGACTACTTTGCCAACACTGGTGTTACCAGGTGTTTCAAACGGCACAATTTTGCCTGCAATAACTCTGCGCTCACTATCTGCGCTTTCTATTTGACTACTAAATGTAAGAATCAATTTGAATCCGCCCATGTTAAGACTGCAAAAGTAAATGATGGGGTAGTACCAGCGATTGTGCCAACTACTCTTAACTGATCGGTAAATGCAGTAGTTAATCTAATTACTTCTCGTGTAACGCCTGTTGCTTGTGTAAATGTAGCAATAGTATTCCAGTTTGTGCCATCTACTGTGTCCTGCACTACTACGTCTAAGGTAGGTAATGTGCCGCTAGCTGCTGTAACGTTTAATTGCATTACTAATAGTCTTGCTGCAGATAGGCCTTTAACCGCTGTGCCAGTAACTGTCTCAGTACGAGCAGCTGACGCTAGTAGTGTTACTGTGCTAGCAGGTATATTGGCTTGTTGTATATCACTCATGCATTTTCTCCTTTAGCGCTGTTAATGTACTCAGCATCGCCGCTTTGATTTCCGTTGGGTGTTAGATCTTCCATTTCTTTTGCTTGCTCTAGGTCTATAAGTCCTAGGGTTAACATCTTCTCTATTGTTTCTAGTCTTGCTTTATCATCTGTTCGTAAAAACGTTTCGCTGATATTAAAGCGCACAGTGTGGCCGTTGGCTGTTATATCGTTCATGCTTAGACGATCCTCAATTGCACAGATATAAGGCTGTAGTGAATAGGCTACAAACTCTTTACGGCCATCAATTATATTCTGATAAGTCATGCTGTTGTTCATGTCTGCACTTATGTAATATGCAGGTACGTTCATAGCACGTGCAATTTGTGTCGCTAGATATTGTGATGCTTCGTTATACATCATATCTTTAGGACTAAAACCAACAGTTTCATAAGATAATGTGCTAGTTAGGTATGCAGTAGATCTTGATTGACGTGCTTGCTTCCAAGCTGCTAATAATCCTTGTACTTGTGACTCTGGCATATCTGCACCAGTGTTTTTTAAGAATCCTGTTGCCATAGGTGTCTGTGCTGCTACGGCTGCAGCCTTTTCTAAATCTAATGCGCTTTGTATTGTGCGGCCTGCTGTTTGTAATACACCTTGTGTTAATCCTTGGAATGTAACTAATGATCCAACGCCAACCATAGGAACTTTTTCGTTATCTACTGTGTAATATAAAACTTCTGTACCTAATGGATTTAATTGTGCAACTACTCGTGTGTTGTTAATCCATTCAAAACGTGCTGGTCTTAAATCATCTGCATAAACTTCTGTAACACGCCAATATGCAACACCGTAAAATATAAGACTATCGACAGTCCACGAGATAGTGACGGATCGTGGCTGTCGAATATCTGGCTGCTCGCACCAGAGTGGCTTCGCTAATTCTTCGCCTGTAGATTTTCTATACAGCTCTAATGGTAAATATCCTATAACACCTTTAATTAAATTAGCGCATCTGTTAACAGCTGGTACTTGTGTTGCAAGTGTGCGATCCATAGGACCTGCACCAAATGTGTTATATCCAAAACCAATTAAACTATCGCCCATAACGGCAGGGGCGTATTGCGCTTGTAGATTTTCTTTTTTATTATTTATACCTAAAGCAGACAATAGACCCATATGTATACTTTATAGCATAAAACGTACTAATAGTGCAAATTAGACAAAGATTTGCGCGGTTTGTTGTGGGCGTGTCAACTGGCTTACGACCATGGCTAGGGATATTGCAGCTGTAACGTCACCTGCAGATTTACGCCTAATAATGCGCCAGCCAGCATCGCTAGTCTTAGCGGCACAGTTATTTAGGTGCTGTACTAGATCTGCTTGACCACTATGCACCATTCTGCTATTAGCCATACTGTCCGATAAATCCGAACACGCCTGGTAAAAGGCTTGACCAGATACATCTTGCATACGCCATCCGCTTTGCTCTAATCGTGTGGCTATTGATTGCGTGGCGTACTTGTCAAAGCAAATTATATGTGGGTGGTATTTACGTGCCCACTCATTAATATCACTTGCCATCTTTACCTCATCTATTGCAATATCACTATGCCACAGCTGTGCAAGTCCTACGGCTATTTTGTCGTCTTTCATCTGACCCATAATTAAAGCACCTGATCTTCTTGTAGGTGCAATATCAAAAGCCATTATAGTCATTGGCCCGACAGGGATCTCTAGTGTGCTGTCACTGCATGCTTCTATACTGCCATAGACCCAAGGACTTACTGCGCTATCTACCCACTGGCATAACATCTCAGTACGTGTAGCTTCTATGCTGTTTGTGTTTACAGATTCTTCTAATGTGTCTTCTGTTATCAAATGTCCTAATGCTGGATTAGCCATAGCCCAGGCTTTGCGATCATGGACTTTACAATGCTGTGGTGCGCTGTATTCGTAATAACCTAGATTGTCTGGCGGATAAGATTTGCAACGCTCTACTAAATCATTTAGCACCGTACTAAATCCATCGCCTGCGTTACTTGTCATTAAAGTCATGGCCGCTGGCCTTGCACGAGTGACTGGCAATGCAGCTGTATACGCCTCTGGTGTCCATTCACGCAACTCATCTATATATAGGAAGTCTGCAGTCTTACCACGTGGTGCGTCTCTGGTCGCTGCTGCTATCTCATACCTAGCACCGTTATTTAATGTAATAGATTCTTGACCATTAGCAAGTCTTATCTGTCTTACTTGTTTTAATAGAAATTCATTATCTTGTATTGTGTATGCAACTTGCCTAAACGTATCTAATGCCATATTACGGTTAGAAGACATACCCAGCACGTTCTTAGATCCCCATAGGAAGAGATGCGACAGTATTAGCATACGTGCCAGGTGCGTCTTGCCGTTTTGACGGGCGACTAATACTAGAGCTGTTTTCTTGCGCCACATACCAGCATCATCTACAGTTAGTAGATCATCTAAGACCCAGCGTTGCCATGGGATGAGTGGTAGCCCTATCTTCTTGGCTAGATCTGCAACTTCTTGTGATTTAGATGGGCCAGTCAATAAAGGCGTGTGAATTCTAGGCTCAGTGCTGCCAATTAGCCCGACCCCTCGTGGCGTCTGTTTTACTTCCGTATCACTTTGCATCGAAGTCAAGCGTATCAGGTTTAATAAATGGTGAGTCTGGCACCGTTCGCACCGTCTCAGGGAGAGAACGTTGTGA